TACCGTAATTGTCTGCTGTTGCAAACTTTGTGTATGAATTTTGTGAAGGGTCAAAAACAAACATAACTGTTTGTTTTGTCAAAGTTTCACCAGAATCCGAATAAGGCAAAGACAACCAAATACGGCGACCAATCCACGACACATTAACATAATTACTTATAGTTGCATCAATGTATCTAAGGTCAAAAACAGGACGCAAAGGAGAAAAAATATCTTGCACAGAGTTGCCGTTAGTAAAAAACAATCCCTTGTCGTCAGAATAGAAATACACTCCAGATTCAGAAACAGCAATAGCGTTTTGCGATGATGCGCCAATGTTTTCACTTAAAGGAATAACACGAAAATCAGTGTAGTCGTAACCCATAACGGCATAAACAGCGTATTTTTTGAATACAAGCAAAACACCATTAACAGAAGCAATGGCGGTAATTTCTGGTCCACCAGAAAGAATATCAATATAATCTTCTTGAACCCAGTTGGTAACTAAATCTTCATCAGACCAGCGAACACGATTAGGATAAACGGTGCCGTTCTCCACTGTGTTTGCAACAAACATTTTGTTTGCATGCACAGTAGCAAGATTGCATTGTGGAAACTTGTTGACAGCAGCAACGGCGGTACGGGTCTGCCACGCATCAGGTGCAGAACCAGAAGGGGTTTGCAAAGTAGGATAAGTAGCAGAGCCATCCCATTTGTATGCACCAAGCACTGCACCCACACTTGTCCGTGCATTGGTTATATATAAATCATTACCCCAGTTAACAAAACTGGGTCCATAACTTTCACCAGCATAAATAGGAACACCAGAAGAAGCATCAAGACGGCTAAAGTCACTACCAGAACTATGATACACATTGGAGTTGTTAGCCAGCATTAAACTGCTGGCGTTACTACGATAAAAAGGATAAACACTCTTAGGTGCCCAAGTGCCGTGCGACCAAGTAGGGTTAATGCGTTTCATACCACCACGGCTAAAGACACCACCACGAGGGTCAACTTCAACATTCAACATTTCAGGAGACTCATTATTAGCCAACTGAAACTGGTCAGAACGCAAATTCAAACCACCAGTAAAATCTTTCTGTTCAAAAACTTGAATCTGAGCCACTATAGATTCCAGTTACTTCTGTTACTACCCAAAGACCTAACCCAACCACCATATGTAGGTCTGTGTGTGGTTTGTGCTGCGTTTAAACGCAACAAGTTATGACTATCGGCTGTCGTTGCATTCTTAATAGCCAAAGCCACACCCTCATCAAAAGAGTTTTTATAGATTTGAGCCATAGTCGTATCTTCAAGTTGCTGATAAATGCGACTGCAAGCATAATAAACCAAAGGGAAATGCAAACTAGGAATAGCGTCCACATCACCACCATCAGTTTGCCAATCCAAAGGTTCACGATAACCACGGCATACCAAAGTCCGAACATTGTTCGGCTTTGGGTACAGATGAATTTCACCATTCCAAGTAGCATAAAACAAAGGGTCACTATTAGTGTCATAAGACCCAATATAGGTAGCCTCAGCCATGTCATAACCAATCATGTCCATACGATAACCAGTTCCACGGTTATCTATAATGCTAGAAATCTGCCCCATAGGTTCATCAGAAAGCGTGGACAAATCATAATTACGCTTACCAGTTTGAGTATTGAAAGTAAACGAATACTCCAAAAACGACCAGCGTTTTTCCGTATCCAAAATACGATAATAACCATCACGAATATACAAATCCAACAAACTATCTGGAAGGTCAGCAGTGTCCAAATCAGTTATAGAACGAACCGCAGCACGAATATCGTCTGCGTTCATAGTTTTATACGCCATCAGCAACCACCTTAGACTTGTTAGAAGAACGCAAATGCCCCATGCAAAGAACCTCGTTCTTTACACGCATACCCTCACAAGTGTCATCCTTGGCGGAACACTTGTTTCCCCGACCCAAATACGGTGCAGAAGGAGGAGCCAACTCGGAACCTTGCTGATGAGCAGCAGGGCGAATCCCGTTAACGGGTACGCCAAACATGGCGTGGGCAGGAACAGAACCAGTAATACTCATACTAATAAGGTATTTGTTCTACTATCGTTCAGAAAGAGGGCGAGTACCGCTATATTGTCCGTAACCACTACGGCTCTTAGAAGCAGCCTCTAAAATCCTATTTCTTAGCAACAACTCAGCATTACGCTTCTGTTTAGGTGTTTTAGCATTAGCAATACGGTCCTGAATCTTGTCAACATCAGATTGTAACTTAAGAGTACGCTTCTGCTTGGTAGTCATAGGAGGAAAAGCATCACCCTTCTTAGCCTTAGAACCCCTAGGTTCCTTAGGACCCTTGGGTTTAGGTTTAGCAGCACCAGTACCACCACTAGGGCGCTTAGGACTTGCAGGTTTCTTAGCAGCAGCACCAGAAGCAGGCGGTTTACGCTTCTTAGGTGCCTTTTGTCCACCACCCATACGAGCAGCGTCATCTCCCTTTTGTCCACGCATCATATCAGCCTCGTAATAACCCTTAGAAGGCTTCGCAGGACGCAATGTAGCCTTTGTAGGAGGAACCACAATAGAACCTCTAGTGTCACCACCACCCAACAACGGCGTTTGCGCCTTTTTGGGTGGTTTACCACCTTCAGAAATAGCAATACGGCGATTACCAGACTTTTCAGCACCACGCTGAACAGAACTGGTCTTAGGAAGAGTAGCGCCCTTAGGAACATAATCTTTAAATTTGCGTTCAGGCTTTACATTCGCAATCTTACCAACACCCTTAGGTCTAGGAGGTTTAGGAACCAAAGGTCTAGTAGGCTTAGGAAGTGCTTGGACAACCTGTTTAGGGAACTTGGATTTGCCTGCACCAATACCACGACTAGCAATGCGTGTTAGTTCACGCCCTGCTTTTGTTGTTTTGGTAGCATCTTTGGATAAAACTTTAGCAATTATTTTTGCTAGGTCCCCAATAGGGATTTTAATATTAGGTTGTCTAGGAGCCATTACTTACCTTTAGGTTTAACTTTAGTTTTGGGTTTAGTCTTAGGTTTGGTTGCAGTAGGTTTAACTTTGTTACCTAAACCAACAACACCCCTTCTTACACCCTCATCAAGACCTATGAAACCTGCAGTGTTGGCAGTTCCACGGACAACTTTGGTAGCAACTTTAGAGGTACGGGTTAACCCTTTGCCAACTTTAATTAATTTTCCTACTTTACCAACAGGAACCGCAAAAGTGGCTGCCGTAGCAGCAACTTCAGCATAATCTCTTTTAGTTCCTTTGCCTTGAGCAATTCTTGTAAGTTCTTTTTTAGCAAAAAACATATTTGCAACATCGTTACTTATGCCCTTGGGATTAAGGGGGTTCATATACACTATAGCCTTGCCTGCTTTTTTAGCACCCTTGGCAGCAGCGCCTATAATGTCACGCAAATCTTGTGGTTTTTTGGGAGCCATTATTTACTTCTAGGGCGAGCAGGCATTTTTGCAGGACTTAGTCGGGAGTGATATTTGGTCTTAGGACCAAATGGATTTGGAATATCAACACTTGCGCCTTTAGCAATTCGCTTACCGTTTCTTACAACACCACGAGTAGATTGGTTCTGCCCAATTGCATTGCCCAAATCTGATTTACCATAGTTTTTGCCAAGTTGTTTCTTAATACTACGATTTGGTGTAACCCAAGGGTCATTTGCATGGGCTTTTGTACCAAAGAATGACTCTCCAAGGACTTTTTTCTTAACAGCCTTATCAAATTTATCTGCTGCTTTTGCAGAACCTTTGTAAGCACTGTTTCTAACAGCACTCAAAACTTTGTTTTGTGCCCTGCCTTTAAGTACCTTTTTTGCTAACGGAACAATAATGTCGTCCACAATTCCTTGTGAATGCATACCCGTAATTGCTGGTTTTCTTTTTGCTGCCATAATTATCCTTAATATGAGAAAAGGTGGGGGGGATTTCTCCACCCCCACCATTAATCGTTTTGTTCTAAAACCTTAGGCGGTCTTAGCGGTCAACTTACCTTGCTTCTTACGGTTACGAATCGTAAGGTTTCCGTAACACATGATAAGTGCATAACGGGCATCCATGTTTTCAGGACGAACAAAGTTGGTGTTTTCAAACCACTTGCCAGAGTGACCTACAAGGCTAATGTACTTTGAGTTGATGAAAAACATGTTTCCAGCGGTACAATGTGCATCATACATTACAGGGGCATTCTTGAACAACAAGTTCTGGAAACCAGAATTTGCGCTTGCAGTGTCCGTGTAACGGAGTTGTGGCTGAAGCAATGATTCATACTTTTCAAACAAAGTCTGAGTAGTAAGAACAAGGTCTGGATGGTCATTACCAACAGATACTGTGTTGTAAGCAGTAGCCATTTGTGCGAGAGTCAAAGCACCAGCGGTGTTTTCCTCATATGAACGCCACCAGTTGTTGTCCTGACCAGTTGCTGAGTTGATACCACCAACGGTGTTACCTGATTCAATCAAGTTTCCAAGACCGTTCCAAGACTTACCTGAGTCAGCGCCTGCTGCACCAAGAGTGTCAGTACCATCACCAAAGAACATGCGGTTGAAACCTTCACGCATTGACTCTTCAGCCTGCATAATTTTTGCTTCCAGCAAGTTAATAACTTCCTGTTCACCATTGTTCTTAGCCTCTTCAATACCACTGATTGCGATAGAAGCAGCGTACTGCTTCCATTCAAATTCAGCGGCTGAAATGCCTGTTTGTGGGGTAAGGTCAATTGTGTCATAACCAGAGTATGGCTTGACGGTGCTGCTTTCTCCGTAGATAAGCGGCTCAACAATTTTCGTACCACCATTAAGCATGCGGATACGACCCTTGTTCATAAGGTGGTATGTCAACGGACGAGCCGAGAACACATTGTCTGTCAACTGGTCACGATAATTCGCGAGTGTTGTTGATAGAATTGCATCAAAGTTACTGTTTCCAGCCATAGTATTTTCCTCCTAGGAAATATTAAAAATTGGCGTTTAATTGTTTTTTGGCGGCAACCCAAGCATCAGAAATGTTAGTAATAGGTTCAAAAGAATTAGTAGTGGTACTGGCTGTAGCAGAACTACCACCAGAAACCACAGCCGCTTCACGCTTAGATTCAATAACAGAGTTTTCTTTCTGCTGATGAATTGCTGCCGCTTGCGACTCAATTTCCTTTTGTTTCATATACTTATCAAAACCTAGTTGCTTGTAAACTGCTTCCAAGTCGGCTGTGTTATTCCGCAAAGCGGCTTGCACAACCTCATTTGTGTCAAAGTCTGGATACACATTTTGAAGCCGAGAAATCTCTTTTTCAATTTGCTGCTGAGACTCCTCAAAACTGGCAATACGCTGGTCCAACTCACGGATTCTACGCTCATTAGGGTCCAAGTCCTCTTCTTCAAAAGAAGAAGATTCCATCATCTGTTGCGCCTGAGCAGTTGAAATACCATAATGGCGACTCAATAACTCAAGGGTTCCAGCGGGGTCCCTGTCAAGTGCTGTCTGCAAATTGCTGGCAAACATCAAAGATTCTCTTTGCTGTGCTAACTCTTGCGTCTTGCGTGTATAATCTGCTTGGCGTTGATAACCAGCAATAGCCTCTGAAAGAGGAATGTGCTGCTCTTCTCCATCAAACTTAACAGCCACTCTATGGTTAGAGTATTCTGTAATGTCTAAAGATGGACTATCTTCACTCTGACTTACCTCACTGGAACTAGTTGACCCTACGGGTTCTACATCAGATACGGGTGCGAAATCTTCGCTCATGTTTTTTTTCTCCTAGAG